GGTCTAAAGCGGAAGAGGAGAATGACTTAGCCATTACATCTGTGACCATAATCATATCTTCAGCCTGTAAACCAAAAGCTCGTAAAGTAGATCCCGCAACAGTAGCAGAGGTAGCCAGGTCTTCTCCAGAAGCTAAAGCCAAATCTAATGTAGCCTCGGTTATCTTTTGAATCTCAGCCGGGATAAATCCTAACTTAGAATAGTTTAACTGAAGTTCGGCCACTTCCGAAGCTGTGAACCTCGTAGAAGCCCCTAAATCTAAAGCTAACTTTTCGAGCTTTTTAAACTCAGCACCCGTAGCCCCGGAAACAGCTTTAACTTTAGCCATCGACTGCTCAAAGTCAGCGAAAACCTTTCCGGCCAAAAATCCCAATCCAGCAATAGGTAAAGTTAACGATGTAGTTAACGTCTTCCCTACCCTTGTCATTTGACGAGAGAACTTATTCATAGACCTTTCAGCCTTCCTTAAAGACTTTAACAAAGGATCTATATTACCCGATATTTTAACAGCTAAACTAACGGCCATCGTATAACTTTTTTATCCGTTCTAAATCTTTTTTACTGATAGGTTCCACTTTTAACTCTTCTTTATCCCAATCAAACGTTATTAAATCACTCGGTTTAATTAGTTTCTTCCCGTCACCGTGTACATTAACCATCCAACAAGTAGCCCACCGGGTACGCTCCCAGGCAAGCCGTTCCGTTAACATTTCCTTTTCGTAGAATCCATCCATTTTGAAGTGAAACTCCCTGGGGGTGAGATCCCAGAACTCGTCTGAGTTCATCCCCATAGTTCCGAGTCCTAATGTTAAAAGATAGTCCCACGTTATTTCTTTTTCGGTTCCGGTTTTTTTTTACCATTACTGACCGGGGCCTGGGAATCCCCATAGTGTTCCATCATTTCAGCTACTAAATTAGGATCTTCGTCGAGCCAGTCCCCTACTGTGACCTCATCGACATCAAACGGAATCCCCTCTTTTCTCGCTCCCTCTTTCAATCCGCACCATATCAAAGTAATCACATTGGCTATTGTCAAAGTATCCCCTAGCTTTTGGAGTCCACTAAGAGTAATCCCAGTTTTCCGGCCAAATTCTGCTAAAGTATTGAACCCAAATTTTACGGGTCTTTCTTCGCCTCCGATTTTTACTGTTTGCATATTAAACTGGTATTGATCCAACTAAAGCTAATTCTCCTGTTCCTACGAAAGAAGCAGAGTAGCTTACATTGGCCTGATTAGGTGAATCTACACTAACATTTTGTAAATAGCCTGTTCCCGTATAATAGTAATCGCCTACATTGGCTGTCTTAAATCTTAACGTAACAAGTGTTTTACTTAAGACTAAATCCATTAAATACCCATGATTATAGGTAGAGGTAAAAGACACCAAACCACTTGTTTCCATTGTCCAACTCTGTAAACCAGGTAGAACCGTCTTCCACCCGGATGAGTCTTTTGTTGTGGTATCCCGTAAATCTAACTGTAAGGACAATTTACACGACTGAGAATAAGCTATTTTATTTGTTGTGTCGTAAATTACAAGATCGGTCCCGTTTATTATTCCCACTGTTGGTACTGCCATAATATCAAATTTTAAAGGTTAAATCGGCAGTTAACCGATCGTTTAAGTGTGAGCTGCTTTAGTCAGTACTCCTGTTCCCACAAAAGAAGCAGAGTAAGAAGTAGATTCTTCATTGCCAGCGTCCATGTCGATAGACTTCATATAGCCCTCTCCATACCAGTAAGAATCTCCAGAGGTCCCGGTCATCATTTTTAATTGTACCTGAGTCCTGTTAACTACCAGGTCAGTCAGTTCATCAAATTCATACCCGGAAGCATCAAAAGCTACCAGCCCATCAGCCGATACTTCCCAGCTTCTCTTTCCTTCAGCGTTAGTCTGCCATCCTGAGTCATCTTTTGTGGACGTATCCCGCTCATCATGGTTTAGGGTCAACTTACATGAAGTCGATCCCGCAATAGCCTCCCCATCTACATAAAGGAGGAAATTTGTTCCGTTTACTACTGTTGCCATTTTATTAAATTTAGGTTAATAGATTCTTTCTGTTTTAAATGTTACTTCTATACTTGCATTATTCCAATTATCGGAATAAATATAAATTGATTGAGCCGATGTTTTACTAAAAACCATATCAGATACAGCCGATTGTATTTCTCCATCTAATAGGTTTTGAATTAACGCTACATCAGATGAGTCGGCTGAAGTTCCCACTTTTAAAGTTACCGTATTAACAGAGGCGTTACGAACTACGATCATGTGAAAAGCGTATCCGGCTGGGATTACATCTGTAAATTCATAATCGGCTGATATGGTTTTAGGTTGTGTAATCATGTCCCTTGTATTTAAAATCCTTATTCTATACTCTTGTATTTTGATATGCTTTAATGTGTCAGGGTCGAAGTCATCAGACTCGGTTACGAAAACTACAGAATCTACATTAACATCTTTATAGATAGTCCTTAATCCATCAAGTACAAACCTTACCCTTTCAGCATTATTAGAAGCCTCGGAATATGTATCAGAATAAGTACTTAAAAGGAAATTTACATTATCTACCCATGAGGTATTTTCTTTTACATCTTCCGGTTCATTTGTGAGGATATTATAAACACAATACGGAGTCCCTACTTTCTGAGGGGCTACATTTGGGTAAACTACCATGATACCACTCAAAGCGTTATTTAATACTTTCCCTATTTCTGAAGCTGAGTATTTCACAGTCTGTTAATTCTATCCTGTATCATTCGTGCCGTATCCCTTTTAATCCCACTTTTAACACCTGACTTAGTAGCTATCCATGTCCTATCTACGAAAGGATCAGGGGTGTCTCTCTTCCAATATCCACCTACTACAAAATGCTCATACCAGGGATCCCAGCTACCTTTATGCCTGGGTTTAATCCATACGGTAGGGTATTTCCCTCCCCGTCTGCTTCTTATAATCCCTATACTCGCCTTTAAATAACCCGGAGGGTGAGATCGTTTAGGGTATCTTTTTGAGGTCATCCCGGCTTTAGAAACAGGGACCTCTACTTTCATTTTTTTCTTTACAGGCAGAGCGTGTTTAGCAATAACATCCCGGAGTACTTTATCCTGTACTTTAGTAGATAAGAGATTAAACTTCCTCTTTATCTGCCTTAAATCTTCCGGGTCTACTTTTATCGTTATCATTAGTATTGCTTCTCCGCTGTTATTTCTAATCTTCTTTTTCGGTCAGGCTTTTCAATCGCTTGGATATTATAGTACTCATCATCAAAAAGAATCTTCATAGATTCGTTTACATCAGTTCTATAACGGATAGTAAACATCACTTTTTGAGTAGCTGTAGGCTTATTTCCATCAATACCCTCACCACCCGATCCGGGTGTTACTTTAGCCCAAACAGTAGCGAGAGCGACATCAGTATATACTTCCTCCCCATACTCATCTACCTCCCTGGTTTTGGTGTAAATAATAACTCTCCTATCTAAATCTCCTACTCTCAAAACGTAAATAATCTATAAGGGTCCATTAAATAAATTGAGTTCTTAGGCATATCCGTTACCATTGTTCCTGTAATTACATCTTCCCGGTTTTCATAAAGGTGGCCAATCATTAACAGCATAGCAGACTTTAAAGGACCGGGGACTAAAGCAGCCGAAGCGTAACCCGCTAAAAATCTTATTTTAACATCATTCGTAAACCCCCGATTTGAAGGCCATGACTTATCATAAGCAAGTGCGATTTTATTAGGCTCATTACTTTGATCTAAAATGTAATTATCTGAGCTTAAAGTTTGCTCTGTAGAATCCTCATCATAGTACTTTACAGAAGTAATAGAAATCACAGGGGTCTTTTCTAACGAGTATTCGATCTCATTAAAAGAATCCATTTGAAGTTCCCAGGTCTGACTCAGTAAAGCCCTCCGGGTGTACTCCTCCACCATTTGACGAGCAGCTGGTATCAGGGTATCTTCTATCCAAACATCTTCAGTTGTATCCGCTGTTTCAATCTTTAGATGTATTTTACCTTCAGCTAATGTTATAGGCTCAGATGTCGGTGGTGTTATGAGTTTCATTTCCTTATAATTTTCGCTCTCGCTTTTGGAGGAGGCTTGATTATATCTATTCTAATTTCTGGAGGAGGTTTAATTTCAGGAGCTTTGATTATTATTTCAGATTCTATTAGTGTACCAAGTCCTTTTTTAAGCCAATAATCAGCATCCTTTTGGCTTAAAGTTATTGTTTCCCCTTTCCGTATTTTCCCGGCTGAAACCTTTGATATAATTTTTACCATCATTTTAGGTGAATAAGGGAGGAGGTTTCCCAGTCCAGCTGACCAGCTATCCCCCTCCCGTTCACGTTAATCCCGCAAGGGTTTAAGTAGTTCCACAAGCTAATTGCTTAATAGGGTTAGTCCCAGCATTAAGAGCGTGACTTGAAGCCCTCATGTATCCAACAAACCCCACTAAAAGATTAGCTGCATAAAGTTCATTCAACCTCAGTAAGTTGAAATCCAAAGCCTGACGTATGATGAACTTTTTAAAGTCCCCAAACAACATGATAGTATTTCCACTTCCAAGAGAGGCCATTTCGTCATTGATGATATATTGCTTACCCTCGATTGTATCAGGTTCGCCTACCCTCATTGAAGGCTGCCATAAAGGTCTTGCATCTGCAGTTCCAATTTCCAGGAGTTTCAATGCTTTCAAAATAGAATCTTCAAACATAAAAACACCGTTCTTACGATAATCAGCGTTCAATGAATGATACAACCCTACAATGTTGTCCCTGGTTGGTCCGGCAATAAGTGAAACCTCGCCTGAGTCGGAAGCGTTGGTAACAATCCCTTCCGGTTGACCTGATCCGGTTCCGGTTGTGTAATACTGATTTAAGATTCTGCCAACTCTTTCAGCAAGAGCATCAATAACAACGCTCTCGATAGGCAAAGCTGAATCCTGTAAAAGCTGATAAGATACGGTTACAACTTTACTCGTAAACGTATAATCTTTCAGCGTAACAGATCCAAATACAAGTGCCTCGTTTCCATAAGCAGCAGCTTCAGCCAAAAGTTCACCCTTGTTAGTGGTGTCATTCATTGTCGGCCAGGGAATGTCCCCTCCTGTGTTGGTTTTTAGAATCCTGGCAAAATCCCACATCTTAACGTAAGGAAGTAAAGCCTTCTCGAGTTCTACCTGAAATCCTTCAGGGACAAGATAACCCCCGGCAGTAGTTGTACCTACAACCTGGTTGGCTCTCTCCTCGGTTAGAATCTTACGTTCATCAGAAGTAATCTCGGTTTCACCTCTTGAAAGGTAATGCCTAAATGCAGCCTTATGAGCCGCTACCCTTTTCTCGGGATCGGTTCCGGTTTCAACAGCGATATTTTCACGCTCCTCATCGGCTTCCTTATCGAGTGCCTCTTGCTTTTGAAGAGTATTGACATCCTTTTTAAGAGCTTCCTGATCCGTATCAAGTGCATCCCAGCGGGTTTGCTCCTCATCATTCAGTCCTCTTTTCTCCGCATCAGCCTTGCTAACGATCTCTTTCATGTCATTGATAAGGCCACCACGCTTCTCTAATTTGTCTTTTAAAATTTTCATTTGTTTTTATGGTGTTGGTTAATATTCGCCTCTCACAAGGCTGCGTCTATTTCAATTAATCTCTGTTTTTGTTTTATAGTCCCTAAGTCATCATCAGGGTTGTCCTCCGGGTTTTCTTCAGGTTTATTAGCTTCTTTAAAAGCCTCGTATTGGTCCCGCATAGATACCTTGTCATCTGGATAGGCCGGATAAACCACAGGGCTAAGATCCCGTAAAACAGAAAACTTTAAAATCTGCCTTAGAATAGTCCCATCATCTTCCTCAATCCATTTCTCTCCATCAGGGGCCACACGAAAAGCAAAGCTCGTACCGTCAAGATCCCCCCGCTTAACTTCCACTTGGATATCTCGGCCTGGAGTTGTATCGGGGAGGTCAATTTCATAACCCAAATTACCCGCATCATCAAGTTTCATTCTTAATGTACCTGACTTAGTCCGGCCTAAAAGAAGATCAGGGTTGTGATTTTTCAAACCCCTTGTATCACCGTCTAAAACATCATCAAAAACCCCAGGCATTAATACCTCCCTGTATCCACCTAAGTCTACACTTCTTACATTGACCTTAACTAAGCCTAAAAGTAAGGGTGCTTTACCTTCCTCGGCTCTCAGTTCGATCTTGGCCATAAAAGGCCGCTTTTTTATATCACTCATCTTGATTATTTTTTACACTCCCTAAAGGAGCCATATTGACCATTACTAAATGTTGATCCCCTTCAGGTCCTATTTTGTTTTTATCTTCCAGCTCTCTTATTTCATTCACAGAGTAAACCCCTATTCTTGACATTATCTCAAAGTATTCGGCTCTGCTCTTTGCATCACCTCTTAATAGGCCGTTAAGGTTGCACTTAATAAACATACTCCCTTTTTCGGACTCTTTAAATAACTTCCGGGTGAACTCTTGCTCAAATCTTAAACACCAGGGGAGCATTGTGTAAGTAACAAACTCAATACTCTGCTGTTCAATATTATTATTAGTACTACGTTCCAAGTCACCTATAAGGTGAGGTGGAATCCTAAAGATCCTGGCTATCTCGTTAATTTGAAGTTTTCTCGATTGAAGGTATAGGGCCTGATTCGGGGGGATACTCTTTTGAGCGTACTTCATCCCTTCCTCTAAAATCTGGACTCCATGACGGTTGCCTTGTCCGGTTGTTTTAGTAGCTAAAGATTCTGAGAGGTGTTTATAAGCTGCATCTGAAAGTTTGGCCGGATGCTCAAATACTCCCGTTACACTTGCTCCGTTTTTAAAGAACTCTGACCCGAAGCGTTGCATGGCCAACCCTAATCCTATTGCATCTGCTGAAACGTCAATAGGACTCATCCCTATAATTCCGTTATAAGAAAGACCAGGGATATGGATCATGTTCATATCCAGGATAGTTTCTACCAGCTTCCCCTTGCCATCACGGATCTCATATTTAAGTTTACCATTCTTAAACAATATAGGCTTAACCCTGGCAGGATGTATAATCTTCATCTCTATCGGGACCATAGCCTTACGGATGATCTTAGCGTAAGCGTTGCCCCACCCGTTAACATGAGCCATTAAAGTTTCATAGAAAGTAAAAGCAGTCATTATCCCATTCGGTTCGGAGTGAACCAAAATATTTATAGGATGATCGTGAGCTATGTTCTTTTTCCCGTCTTTAATTTTGTAAGCATGGACCGGGATAGAAGCCATTGTTTCACCCAGAACACGAATACAAGCATAAACAGCCGTAAACTTTAAAGCTGTTTCCTGGTCAACAGTTTCACCCGAGAGTGAGGATTTGCCCCACATCCCTTCAGTCAGCCACTTAATAAAATTTGATATAGAGGACTGAGGATAGTCTGCCCTCTTTTCACCTTTTTGGCGGGAAATCTCAAACGATAATCGCATTTAGGCACTTTTAAAAATACAAATTTAAGTGCCTTATCGCCTTTTGATATGTAAAGTTTTTATATTTTAAAGAAAGAGTTTTTAACTTTTATTCAAATGAGGGAAGGGAATATCGGGAATAGGGACATGAAGGAACTCACAAAGCTGCTCCCAGCCGTCCCCGTTCTCCCAGCAAACTACAAGACAGTTAGGGAGCTTAGAGCAAGTTGCCTGGTGAAATCTATATATTTCCTTCCAGTATTCCTGGGGCTGCCCCGACCCATACATCTGAAGTCGTTGGACTATAATACTAGGACCTACTCTGTCATTCCACCTTAGTACACTCTCATACCAAATTAAAGCGTCTTTCCTGATTGTTAGTATTAACTGCCCCTCCCATTTAGGGAGAAAGTGTACATAATCCCCCACCTCTGCTTCAACGTTAAGAATCTCCAACGCTTTCTTTAGGGTAGTAGTTCCTGTTTTGGGTAGTCCTATTCCGTAGACCATGTTATTTTATTGTTTTCAGTGTGAATAATCTTAGGCTTATGGCCCCATGCCTTTGCAGGTGTTATCTGAGCAAAAACTAACACATGAATCTTATCTCCAGGTTTAAAGAATTGAGCGGCCCCTCCGTTAAGTTTAATCTCACCCAACTTGCCAGGGATAGCATAAGTCATAATTCGGGAAGGGTGATCTTTACTATGTACAAAAACTTGCTCATGGTTAAAAATACCAGCTTTATCCATCAGCTTTTCACAGATAGTAATAGACCCTTTATAGTCCGGGTTTGCTTCGGTTACTGTAACCTCTTGCAATTTGCATTTTAATACGTTAATATACATGATGTGGTAGTTTTTCTTTACTAAATAATCCTAAGTGTTTAAATAATAGAATAAGTAATATAAAATTACTAATCGTGAGGGCTGAAATAACGGCAATCATAATACTCATAGTGTCAGGATAATTTGCCATAGCCTCTAACATTGTTGAATCAAAAAATGATTTTTCCATAATATCTTGCTTTTATGTGTTTTGATAAACTGTTGCGAAGCCCCAAAGTTTAGCTTCAAATCCATATAAATTACTTGTGAAATCTAATCCTTTTGGGATATGATCTTTATAGTCCTTATACAGTCGGGACTTATAAAACCACTCTTGAATAAGTTTTTTCCTGGCATCTGAGATATTCCAACTATAATCATGTGTCCCATATTTAATATAAAAACAATCTACATTGTGAGTTTCCCGGTAGGTTAATACAACCTCGCTCCTTACTGAGTCCCGTTGACCGTCCCAGCTTACATCCAACTCATTCAAAAGAGATACTAACAGATACTCATGTGAAAAGTAAGGCAAAAGAATATCCTTGAACACCCTCTTATAGTACCCCTCCCACTCACCCTCATCCGGGTACTGATTAAGTAAAAGATTGAGGTTTTTATTTAGCGTCCTTTTTGGTTCGTATTGATCTGAATTAGCCATAAACTTAAACAGCTCACCCCCTACCCCTGTAATTACAGTCCACTCTTTCTCGTTTTCTATAATATCACTCCAGAAGTTCATCTGTTGGTTATAGTTCTGCCATCCATTTAAAGGCCTATCAGGTCTGCCTATGTCGTAATGATCCGCCTCAACCCCTTCAAATACAGAGTACTGGCTCTGGTCCCAGCCTTGCCGTTCCATGATCTCTAAGAACATAGGCCCCTCTGGTTGGTAACACCTGAAATGTATTCCACTCATGTCGTGTCCTTCATCCCTGAGTTCCATTAACACCAAAGAGATAATACGAGAATCAAACCCGGCAGAATGAAAAACTATATACTTTTCTTTTTGGATAACCCTGGTAAAGTATTTCTTTAAAGCTGATCGGATCTTAAAAGCTATCTTTCTGTGATTAGTCTTTTGAATTTTATCTAACATGAACTTCTCATAGATGTTAGTTTTTATCGTTTGTTGTGGGTGTGCAAACTCAACCCCATTAAAAGGAGTCTGAAACCAGGGAGGCTCATACTCTGGATTGAAGAAATTAATATCTAAATCTAAGTGTTGACCTTTGACCAGCTTGATTAAATCGGTGTTATACTCACCCATAAAATGATATGTACCTCTATGAAATTGCATATAATTCCTGACTGTTAATAGATTTAACAAATTGTTTAATACGTTCTGCATCCTCCGGTGTCATTTCTTCTATTCCGTATTCTTGCATCTTTTTAGAAACGAGTAAAAACATTTCCGGAGAGTTGTAAATCTTAGCTACTTTAGGATTCCAACGGTCTAAAAATGATACATCGATATCATGGAACTTCTCAAACTGTTTACCCTGATACCCGGCTTTCTGTATCCCGTAGATAGTAGAAGCGGCCATTTTCACAGGCTTCTCTAAATTCTTATTAATAATATACTTAATAATTTTGTTGTTAATCGGAATCTTTTTACCTAATATCCCCTGTTTGCGAAAACATTTATAACAAGCCCTACAAGCGTTTCCGATGGATTTATCATGGCACGAAGTGGCCACACCTGAGTATTTAGACTCGTTTACTATCTTAGTAGTCCACACCTCACTTAGCCCAGCAAACGGGTAACATATATCTACCCCTATCCCCTGAAGTAAATCTATCATCATACTGGTATTAGTATATTCTCTCTCCCCGTTATACTCAAATGGATCTCCAAAATAAAACCCCACATCATCGAACACCACCCCAAAGAGAATCCTTTTAATATTCATTTTATCAACTAAAGGAAGGATTAAAGCTATATACCCGAAACCGATATTAAAACCCTGGGACTTACCATAGAGTTTTCTAATTCTCTCCATGTCATTAGGGATAACCAAAGAGATATTCTTAGCTATCTGCATCTGTTTAGATGAGTAAGTCCAATCATAATCCCTCAGAAGGTGTATAGGCTTCCCCTCAAATGAAGTTAGTATAGCTGTTGAATCAATCCCTCCTGAAAAAGAGATAACTGTATTTTCATTTTTACGCTCTTTAGGATAAAAAGGAGGCCGATCGATTAATCTCCCCTTGTATTTAATCGCATTAAACTCCCCGTAATCATAGAATAAAATCCAGATCATAGCATCTATTAGGTCTTTAGATACGTCCTTAATATTCATAGGGTAGTTGGCATAAAATTCATTTGTACCTACCCTGACCTTTATTGTTATCCCGTCAAGTATTACCTCTACTTCACATTTATTAAGTTTGTACAGTATGTTTCTCATAGCTATATATGTACTTCGTTTTATAATTGTATTGATTTTTTATATAATCAAGTATGGAATGAATACTATACCCAAACGCACAACCTAATATAAAATGTTCGATTGGGGTTTCTGGCTCATGGGGTAAATTATCTATTATACTTCTCATAACATCATGTTTATATATCCATAATTCACACCAATTTTTGTCATCTGTTTCACGAATGAATCCTTTTACTCCTTCATTTTTGGATAACCTCAAAGCATAATCAGCATTGAGATATTTAACTAAAAGAACGCTACACGGTTTTCCTCTCATTACAAATTGAGAATGTTCAATTATTTGTGATTGTGTGTATTCATTCATATCTCTAATTGAATTGGTTTAAACCCTAAAGACTTTTTCCAGAACTGAAGACCTTTAGTCCCATTGTTCCATCGGTGGTATCCTATGTACTTTATTCCTTTCTTGTAAGTCTCCTCAATAACTGACATTAATACGTTGACCATGACAAGGTTTTTAAGGTGGTCCCCGTGTCCTATAATCATAGAGAGAAACCATATCTCTCCCATTTGAGATACCATGATGTAGGCTACTAAAGTATTAAACTCATTGAAACACCCAAAGAACCGCCCGGAGTGTTCCTGACATAAGAACTCCCCCACAGGCTTAACCTTTTTCTTATATGCCTCACTCATCTCCCGGCCTTGCCTTTTCTCTTTGCTTGTATGGATCTCATATATTTCATCTAGTAAAGTGTTTCTTTCGCACCAACCTATTTTCCTGGAGGCATAACCACGCTTCACAGATTTACGGTAATCGTTTCTTTTAGTTGCGTAGATACTTTTAAAGTACCCACTAAAGTCTTTAAACTGAGTCAGGTCGATAACAGCCGACTCACCCCCTTTGATCCACTCCTCCCAAAAGAGGGACATCTTACACCCATCCGGTTTTAAATCTACCTTCATTGTATAAAGAATGAAATTAAAGTCCATACAAAAACAGAGGCCCAGCCAAAAGCAGCTATAAGCGGGTAAGGCCTTTTCTCTACTTCCACATAATGCCCTAGAATACCGCCTATAATAAGTATAATGCAACACACAAGCGATATTATTTTTGATACTAATATAAATGTTTCCATATCTTTTTTATTTAACTACCCTCCAATATACTCCACCGTTCCAATCCGATCTTTTGTAATACTCTCCCGGTGGAAATTTACCTTGCATCCACATCTCAGTACATCCTAAAATTAAATGCCTCTTTGACATATTCTGTAAAGTCTGGAAGTGGTCAACGTGAATAAGTTTATCCTGGCTGCTCCATTGATCTGATACGATAATATCATAGACCTCGTTAGGCTTGGATTTTAACCATTTTAATATGTCTATTACCTTGTATTTATAACCAAAGTGATATGCTGTAGTTCTTAATTGATACTTCGCAATGTCCATTAAAAGAACGTGTTTACACCCGGCCCTATGGATGTGCTTTATATCATTCTCCCCATAAAAGGCAGCCGAAAATAAACATAAAATACTATCATCCGGCTTTAAAAGTTCTACTGGAAATCCTAGTTTCATTTGGTTTAGGTTTAGGGTTGAAGGTAAACATATCTTTGTTTATGATAGCAACTCGGAAATCGCTTTGCCTTTTGTGTATGAGGGGGAACTTCATCAATGTGAACCTCTTTCCTCCATACTATTTTTGCACTTTTAAATGACCAACATTCTTTTGATCCTCCAA